ACTTCTATGATGCATACAAACTTGTAAAGAGTTGGAGAGATGCTTTACAAAAAGCATTCTGGGTGAACAAAGGCAATCCAAACAAGCAAAAACTTGTTGATGCTTTGAATAAAATGGTACAGGATCCTGAGTCTGTTGCCGCTATTGAAAAGAAAGTTGGCAAGTATGAATGGAGAACAGGTGCTGATGGTGATGCCGCAGTGGCAACACTGAAGTCGTTTATTACGCCAGGAGCTCTCAAAACCTTATCTGACTTTGGAAAAAACCAATTAGGATATAATACAGTGTATAAAGAACAACTGACGAAATAATGAAATATATCTTTGTAGTAGGTGCTCCAGGTTCACGTTGGAGTGGTGTAGCCAAAAGCATCTACTATTCAGATCAAATTGATCAGTCAGACGACTCGCCCGAACGCACATACTACAATCCTAAAAGCCCACCCAAGGCACAACAACTTATGCACAGAGGAGCTTACTTTGATCCAGGTATGGAGTTTGGCGAACAACTTAAAGACTTTAACAGCCTAACAAAAGAAGAATTAACCAAAATATTTGACGCTCCATTTAAAGAAGATGATAAGATTAGAATTATCAAAAGTCATGTCCTTGCAGAGCATTTGGATAAACTGGCAGAGATGTTTAATGATCCAATTGTTCTAGTATACAGACATAATGAAGACTGTTTCGACTGGTGGACAGAAGCAGGAGGCTGGAACATCACATATCCAAACTATATTTGGTACAAGGATGATTCTAACATGAAAAACCAAATTGCAATACAAAATCAATCAATTACAAAATTTGTAATAAAAAATAAACTATACTCTATTAATGATAATATACAATTACAAAAACTTTTAGGAATTAACTCAACAGGCTATTTAAGGTTTACAGACGTAGAAGTTTATTGTAAAATTACTAATGAATCAAAAGATACTTAACCAACTTATTACAGATGTCGGCCAGCATGAAATCACTAGTGATTATATTAAAAACACCTTTGACATAGAGATAAGCAAAAAATATAATAACATAGAGCAATGGACCAAAGCCATTGACGATGCGGTACTACACAGGTACTTTTCCAAAGTATGGCAATCTGATATGAAGAAATGGAAACACAGCGGACTACAATTAATAGATGAAGTTAATAAATTAAGACCAAGAGCAGTGCTAGATGTTGGTTGCGGATATAATGAATTCAAGGGCAAGATAAATTATCTCATAGGTATTGATCCTTACAATGATAGAGCAGACATGGTTATAAACACAATAGATTATAAACCCAAAGAAAAGTTTGATGTAATACTATGCTTAGGCTCAATTAACTTTGGCTCACAGCATAAGATTGAAACTGAGGTAGCCCATTGTGCCAGCTTACTAGAACAAGATGGTATAATGTTTTTTAGAGTCAATCCAGGACAGCCACATGATAAGCCAGAGTCTAAGTGGATAGACTTCTTTGCATGGAACGTGCCTTTTATTATAGACTTGGCAAATAAGTTAAATTTTAAAGTATTAGATATTAGAGATGATACTAATAAGAGAAAATACTTTGTTTATAGGAAAATTTAACCAAAATACTACAATTAACGCATAGACAAATACTATAATTGTGCTAAACTTATATTAAATACAACAATGTATAAGAAAACAAACAGTATTCTAGAAGAACTAGCTAACGTTAGACTTAATAAAGAACCAGAAAATTTTGTTGAAAGCCGAGCATCACACATTATAGATTCTGCTATCAATCTAGTGCATTATATTAGAGAAAATTTTGATTCACAAACAGCATACACATTAGAAAAAAAATTTAATTCAGCAATAAAAAACCTTGATTCAAAGAAGTTTCGCAGAGGAGTCAACAGGCTCAAAGAACTTAAAGACGTTAAAAATAGTCTTATAGTCAAACAAGGCGAATTCAAAAACGAGGATTAAAAATGCTAATTGAAGATATTCTTAATGAGTTCAAGAGAACACATCTTGAACATATAGAAGACATAATATTGACACAAGGTTATCAGGGAGGCCAAGCAGTAATTGATTACTATAAAGGCTTATTGGTTACCCTACAAGGTACAGCAATTGATCCTGTTAAGGTTAGTGTTAAATGGGATGGTGCGCCTGCCATTGTGTGTGGAGTTAATCCCGACAACGGTAAGTTTTTTGTAGGCACAAAAGCTGTATTTGCAAAGTCACCAAAAATAAATTACACAAAAGCAAATATTGCAAAAAATCATGGCACAGATGATCTTGGTCAAAAACTTTTAAAATGTCTTGTACACCTTAAAAAAATAAACATTCAAGGAGTCGTGCAAGGTGACTTACTGTTCACTGAAGATGATTTAATAAGGAAACCGATCGGTGGCAAGCAACACCTAACATTCACACCTAACACAATAACTTATGCTGTTGAAGAAGGTACAGACGTAGCAAAACAAATAGAAGACGCCAAGGTTGGAATAATATTCCATACAACATATACCGGTGACAGTTTGGGAGACATGAATGCATCAGCAGGAGCAGATGTACAAAGTTTTACTAAATCACCAGATGTGTTTTTTGATAATGCTACGTACAAAGATGTATCAGGCAGTGCAAAATTTACAAAAGATGAAACTTCTTACTTCATGCAACAGGTAGACAATCTAGAAAAACTTCTAACAGCAGTGCCTAGAAATCTTAGTGATATGTTCAAAGGAAATCAAGACTTTATACCGTTCTTCCAAATGTTTATAAATGATCAAGTCAAGCAAGGTAAACTACCAACCAACGTTAATCAATTCATAAATGATTTTAAAATGTTTTACGCAGGTAGAATGCAACAACAAATTGCTGGACTAAAAGCACAAAAGGCACTTGCTCTACGACAGGAAAAAATGAAACAGATGCCTACGTTCTTAAACAGATTAAAAAGACCATTGCAGGCCATGTTAAGTTTTTATAAACAGACACAAGGAATGAAGTCTTTTATATTGAAAAAAATGAGTCAGGCTATGCAAATTGGATCATTCAGTCAAACAGACAACGGTTTAGAGGTTACAGAGCCAGAAGGCTTTGTTGCTGTAGACAAACAAGGCGGTGCTGTAAAGTTAGTTGATAGATTAGGATTTAGTAGAAGAAACTTGACTGCTATCAAAAAATTCCAACCAAGATAATATTTCTTTATTAACTACCTCAGAGAAAGCACTTCTGTTAAAAAAATGTTTTTTATTATGTTTTCTAATCTCTAGAGTTTCACTGTATAGGTCAACATGACTACGATCAGTGATACTTCTAATTGCTCCTACTAGTTTTTCAATTCTTAAGTTTCTGTCTATTTCGTTGTCATAGGATTCATCTATTATATTTTCAAATGTTTTAAATCCTAGTTCTTTTAATTTTTTAAGATATTGATAATTTCCATGCACCACAAAAATTTGCTCCATTAGTATTGGTTTCCAAACTTTCTCAGTCATAAACACATCGGTGTTATTATCATTTGTTTCTGATACTATACTTGCAACAGTGTCTTGGTATGGTTTATCAAATAGCTCTTGATCCATTCCTGTTTTAGGATATGGTTGTTTAGCATCAAGCCATGGCAGTTCATATTCCTTAGGTAAATCAAAAGGCTTGGTTGGGTGGTCAACGAAACTAACTAATGAATTTTCTATTAATCTATGTTGTATAAGTTTATCGTACAGTTTAATTCTGTGACCTCTAGGGTTTTTGTTTAGGTATAAAAAAGTATATTTTTTTTTATAATGATTAACATTAAATTTACTTCTAATATGTTTCAATATCATGTAGTACCAGAACCAACTCACACCACCGTACCATTTGTGTGCTTTCATATCAAGTGTAGGATAATATAATTGCTTCATTGATTCAACATTCTCTTGAGATTCATACGGAGTGGCAAAAATAAAAACAAAGCCCATTTCTTTTAATTTTTTAATTCTTAGTTGTATCTCACTGTCAAATACTTTACTTTTTACTCTTTGATTTTCTGTTCTTATATCTATGAGAGCAATTTTTCTATCATAGGTGGAAACATCTCTATGATCAGGACCAAAAATTGTATAATACTCACCGGTCATTGTAAACTCTTGGTCTTTGAGAGAATTAAATCTTACATATCCTTCAAGCAAAGGAGTATTACCAGTTTTCATTAGATCAGTTAGAATAAAATTACGTTGAACCATACGGTAAATAGGTTTATGTTAACACCTTTTTTACAGTATGTATCTGAAGCAAGAATCGTAAGACGACAAGATGATTTGTCTAGATACACTTACCAAGAAGTTGAAGAAAGAGTATTCCTTACATTTTTGACTTTGTCATTTCTAAACAAGTTTCCAGGCACAACTACATTTGCCAAACAATATGCAAATAACACATTGACCTATGGTGGGTTTGATAGAGTAAGAACAACAGCAAACGATCTTCACAACTTGTTGTCTGTTCTTGATGGCAACAAAGATATACTAGATAAGTTGGCCAACAAACAACAAGCAAAGGCACTAAGACAAAGACACGTCTTACCAACAATGGCAGTGAAGAGATATCTTAGAACTTTTGACAAAGATTATAAGTTTTTGACTACACTGGAAAGATCATTGGGCATAAACAATACTGATTACAAAAATCTTAGAATAGCAATTTCCGATTTTAAAAATTTAAACACAAAAAGGAAAAAAATTACTGTCACAAGACTTTTACAGGCTCTAAGAGCAAAACTGTCTGGTACCGATCTGTTGAAACAAGTTAATTTACTTTCCAATCAAAAAGACTTTGAACTAGACAATGTTATCGATGCAGAAAGAACTATACCTTCTAAGGAGATGACTCCGAATGAAATAAATGCTTATCGTATTTTAGTAGGACCAACAAATCTTAGACGAGCGAAACTTGCAGTTGATCAAGCAAGTCAAGGCAAAGGGTTAGCAGGCCCGTTGGCTTCATCGTACTATCCTATAATGAAGATGATTGACGATATTGCAAAAGGCGGTTACACATTTGTGAAATTGCTACAAACTATTGCTGACAGAGCAAGAAACAGTAAAAAATAGCCGTTTTGGTTATAATACAGTAGAATTTACCAACCTTTACCATAAATAATGTCAACTGTCACCTGAGCGGTGACATACCATTAAATCAAGAGAAAAAAAGGAGGATTATAATGGCGATAGTAACAAACAATAATAATCTAGGGACTGCAATCGGCGCACTTAATACTGGTAACGGTATGGAAGTACAATTTTTTACTGTAACAGTAAAAGATGCTTCAGGCACAGCGGTTGACCTTAGAGCACACGACTCCTCAGGTGGTGCATTTCACAAAGATGGTCTAGTAGACAGAATCTTAGGTGTAGCACAAACCAAAGGAACTGTTGTGCATTTCATAGTAAAAAACGCAAATAGCGGCATAGTTACCGTAGGTATGGAAGGTCAGTTCGCAACAGCGGCTAACCTAGCCACAGCTTATGATAACAGCTCAGTAGGAATCAAATTTAGATTCAGTGCAACTTCTACAACAGAAGATGGAACTGCAGATATATCTGGTACTACAGTAGCGGCTGATCTATTAATCTAGTAGGAGGAAACAGAAAATGGCTTATGATGCAACATTACCAGCAGGCGGTCCAGGAAACTTTGTTTCACCAAACTCTGCTCATGAAGCAGATGGTGTAGCAGTTGACTTTATCACTGTTGATTATATCAACTCAGTGGCTGGCGAAGTAACCAACCCTAGAGCAACAGCGGCAACAGGCGGTTTAGAACTAGCATTACAGGCAATCCAAAACCAAGGCGTAAATGTCTTAGGAAAAGGATTACTTGGAAACTCTAACACAGAGCAAACTTACATGGTAAGAAGAGACTCGTTAGATACGCAAAGTTCAACAACAACTGTAGCGGCAATTCAAGCGGCAATCAGATTATTGAATGCTGGAACCCCTGACAAAGTAACAGCGAATATTGCTTCAGCTACAGCGGCTGACAGAGATATGAGTGATACTCAGGTAGCATAATCATAGGAGGATACAATTATGCCAATAACATCAAATAACACGGCGATAATGTCAAGAAGACAATCTTTCAATGGTAAAGGCTTAACCTTTATCGAAGTAATCTTCGACACACCTATCACTGCAACAGCAACTACACCAGATACAAAAGACTCAACTTTTCAAAAAGTTAGAGACTCTATATTAGGTGGAGTAATATCAGGCGGTACTTTACTTGCACAATCTTACAGATTAGCAGGCAAAGCAACTGACGACGACGCGGCAGAAGCGGCTGGCATAGGAGCAGATGAATCAATCGACTCTTATCAGTTTATAGTTGAAGGTACCCCAGGTATTTTTAACACAGCAGACTCAGCAGGCGACGTTAATCACGATCCGGGAGCGAAGGAAACTTCAGACCCTGGAGTTATCGCAGACGCAGAAGCTGACCTAGAAGCAGACATTCTTACGAGAATAGCTGTTAATGATTCAGCAGGCAACGTTCATTGTAAAATTAGATTTTTACCTGGAGACGGTGTAGCGGCGACTGGTTCTAACGTAGTATACGGAATGTTTGATCAAAGAGGTGATGCATAATCACTCTTAGTCATCAAGACTATACAATTACCAAAAGGGCGGATCTATTTTTTTAGGTTCGCCCTTTTTCTTTTTAAATACCCTTACAATATTATGAAACACCTCAAAGCCCAAGTACAGGAATATGCAAACAAAAAATGCATCACCATGCGCATGGATGATCTTGTGCCAGCATCATTTTATAAAGAAATACCCGACTATGAAAAATTAAAACAGACTTTGACAACAGGAGAAATGAAATATCCTTTGTTGGTGTATCAGGGCACACAGGATTATTACACAATCAATCACCTTGGATTGTATAAAAGAAATCATCCACAGTTGCCTGACACTGCACCCGAACTTGAAGTAGAACTTTTTGACAAAGGACATTTTAAAAAAGCCCAAAGAGTACACATAGTTTGGTCAGGAAGACAACGTTGGCAAGTAGCAAAAGAACTTGGCTATACAGACGTAGATGTAATTGTTGAACCTAACTTTTTTAAAATGGTTGATATAGCAAAACAGTTTGCAAAAATTACTGAAAACACCAAAGGTTTTAAGAAAAAAAAGAAATAATGTTTACTTTCTGTCTTCATACACTGGTTGACATCACCGAAAACGGTCAATTAAAACAAGCATTTCCATTTAAAACAAAGTCCCATGAGGTCATTCATAATAAAGACACTCTTACAATTGCAAAAAATCAGCAGGCAAATTTTACGACACTAATTCAAGCTCTGCAGTTAAGAGGAAATATAGTGTGGGAGAGAGAACCAATAAGAATAAATGAGAACGTAGTCAATATGCGGTTTGGAGATGCGTATGAAGGTAAACATTTAGTATGGAATTTTATGTGGCAGGTTGAGCAGTCAGACGTTTATGCAATTGATAACGATCAATACGGTCAATTAAAAGAAGATTTTAACATGATTCCTGTTATAAATTTTTGCAAGGAAACAGCAACATTTCCTGCAAGTGCATTCATTACAAAAGACTCTCGTTTTTTAAACACCTACTTTTCTTTTGTGCCGGAAGAAAATAAATAATAATGATTAAGGCACAACAAGGCAACACAGCACAAGGCACAATTAGGCATGAGGACTCAGGCACAATTCCAGGCACTATACCGACATCTGAGCGATGTAAAAAAGGAATTAATAATAATGAGTACAACTGAATTAGAAAAACAAAATCTTGAAGCACACGTTGACCTTTGCAGTGAACGTTATACTCGCCTGCACGATCGTTTATCTGCGATTGAACTTAGATTAGCAAAAATGAACGAAGATATGACCACAGGGCATAAGTCACATTCAAAAACTTTAATTGCCACAGCAGGCACAGTAATTGCTGGATTGCTATCCACAGTTGTTGTTGTATTAATGAACGTTAATTAATACCCAAACAGAATTACATGAAAGTACAAATCTCCCAAGGAATCAGGGTATATATTACCAAAGATGAATACCAATTTTTCTTGAATATGCGAGACAAATTACCTTTTTTACTTAAAAATGTTCCGGTAGAACAACAGGCAATTGCTGTAAGATTGGGTGACAAAGCCATTTTTGTAAGGAAGAAACTTGCAACCACCACCCAATACAATTTAAATAAGAACATTAGATTCTTATATGAACAAAAGTGAATTAATAAAACAAATAGAAAGTTATAATCTTTCTTCAAAATTAAAATCTCTTGCAGAGAAAGATGTGAGCAAGAGACCATTCAGACACTTACCAAAACAATTTAGCAAAGGCATACTAATTGGAAACATTGCTATTGTACCAAAAAAACACACAGAAACAAGATATGTTTACGTAATTGCAGACATGGTTGAAGCAAGAGTACTTTACAACGACATAAGTCTAAAACAAACTGCAATAATGATGTCTCATTATCTTGCAGAAGGTCAAAATCCACCCACTAATCTTGAAGACGAAGACAAACAATTTGCATCTAAGTTGTTTGATATAAGCAATTTTAAAAGAATGCAAAAAGAGGCTAAAAAAAGCAACGATGAAGACATTGAATTTATATATGAAAACAAATTTGTAGAAGCCAACAGGGCCGCAGACGAATTAAAACACAGAATACAGTCTAATTTTAACTCATTGTTCAGTTAATGAGTTGCTAAATAAACACATGCAATCAATTGAACTTACACAACCAGTATCTAGTGTCGCATTATTAAAGCAGTTTGAATCAAGATTTGGTCAAACCATGAATCTTGAAGGCTTAGATAAAACACAATTAGAAGATCTAGCAAACGGTGTAAGAACTAAAATACACACAATTACTGATAACTTACATTTTGGCAAAGAACTGAATGATAATGAATATCAAAAGAGTCAAATGATGTTAGATATTTTAAATCAAAGCATAAAAGAATATGGTGGGGCACAAATGGATCCACAAGCAAAGGCGGCCGCACAAGGTATGTCAGCACAAAAGAAATTAGAAAAAGGTCAAGCACTTACACCAGATGAAAGAAAAACAGTTGCAAAAGTTTTACCTAAAGAAATGGCAAAAATGCCAAAAGGCACAGGCAAGATGATTGCAAGTGAAGGCATTGAAGAACAATCAGAATTAATACTTGCCGCTAAGGACATGATGGACAAGGTGACAGGCTACCTAGAAGATTTAGCATCAATGAAAACAGAAGGCATGTTGGAACTTTCAGACAGAATTAGAGACGAAATGGGTGCAGATAAGTCGGACGCATTCATACAAAAAATTCAACCAGCACTTGAACAAGCAGAGTCTACACTAACACAAACACGACAAGATTTAGACGCAGGTGTGAGAATACTAACAGGTGAAGAAACAGCTACTGATACCATCGGCGCTGATGACACCATGAACACTGACACTGACCTAGACAGTTTAGAAAATCCAGAAGCAGATGCTGAGTCAGACGAATTTGGAGCCACTGACGCAGAAGCAGGCGGCACTGAACCCGAAGGCAGAGAACAAAGAGAATCAAAAGAAGTTTTTGAAACTTCAAATAGAATCTACGCCAAACTAGCAGGGAAGTAATTCCATGCGTTTTCAAGAGTTTCAATCAACAGACAAAGAATTAGAATCAGCACTGGTCAATACATTGACCAATATGAGAGGTGATGCTAACGACGATGATCAGACAGCACAAATCAGTTTTGATGCACTTGATCAAATAATGAAAAACACAGGCTATCCTACTTTTAGCTATAATCTTTTTAAAACAATCTACGACAATAGTCAAACATTAAAGAGTGTGGTTGACGATTTTGATCAAGAAAAAATTGTTTTGAAAACTGAAAAACAGGCTGAGAAAGATCCAGCAATGGATTTTGACAATCAAGGCTCTACTGACAAGGTACAACAAATGGCCAAGTCAGCAATGAAAAGACGTCAATAATCTTACATAATTACATATATGCAAGACAAAATTTTAGAGCTTGGTCTAGAATCTTTAAAGGTGGGTCTTCTATCTTCTGAAAGATACTACCAAAAACCAATAGTCATTTTTAATAGTGCATCATTTTGTGGATATACAAAACAGTTGTCAGACTTTCAATCGATGTGGGAACAAAAAACTATAGTGCCAATTGCTTTACCTACAAATGAATTTAATAACCAAGAGCCAGGGGACGACTACGAACTGTTTCAATTTTACAAAAAAAATTACAACATAACTTTTCCTGTTTGCAAAAAAACTGATTTAACTCATAAAGTATTTGACCTTTTTGGTTCACCAGACTGGAATTTTAACAAGTATCTTTTTGATAAAGATCATAACTTTGTTAAAAAGTTTGATGGTAAGTTTCAACCAGCGGATTTATTAAATCATGTCTAAAAGTTATTGTTCCTATCCTTGGTTCCATCAATTTGTTCATACAACAGGACACCAACGTATATGTTGTATGGATGAAAATAACATAACCAAAGACGATAATTATTTCCAATTTAATTTAAAAAAAGATCAAATACTTGACTCTTGGAACAGTAAATTTATGAAAGACATTAGGCTTAAAATGATTAATGGAGAAAGTGTCTCCAACTGTCAAAAATGTACAACAGCAGAATCTAGTGGACTAGAGTCTATGAGAGCCACGCATAAAAAAGATTACTATGTTAAATCAACCAAGGAAGATGGCAGTCTAGATATCTTACCTGATCAACTTGAACTGCATTTTGGAAACACTTGTAATTTGCATTGTAAAATGTGCAGTCAAAACTACAGCCATATGATAGGAAAAGAATTATTAAAAATGGGAGAACAGGATCCGGATTTTATACAATGGGTAAAAAAAGAAAGTGGAGTTGTTAACAACTGGACAGGTGAACTTGACATAGCATACGACTGGTATAAAAATAATAAAATTAAAAAAAGTATCTTTGAACACGTAAGCAGTAATGTTGAAGGGTTTGTTGTTATAGGTGGTGAACCTACTATCATAAAAGAATTTTATGAACTTTTAGAATTCTGTCAAAGTAAAAATACACTACGAAACAAAGACATTACCATAACCACCAACATGACAAACACCAGTAAGAACTTATCCACCTGGTTAGGTGAAGTAAAAAGTTTTATGATCCACGCGAGTATAGACGGAATTGATCAAAGAAACAAATACATAAGGTTTCCTTGTAATTGGCAAAGTGTTTTAAATTCTATTGAATTTTATAAGTCCACAATGAAAAAATATAACAATGGAAGATTTTCATTTGCACCTGCTACACAATTATTGAACATTGATCAAATTGTAGATCTTAGTAAATTTTTTTTATCGCACTGTGAAAATAAGAAGGATAACATTGCCTGGGTATCTAACGTAAAGTTTCCAATTATTTGTGATTACCAAATTCTGCCAAGTGGGTATAAAAATAAAGTAGCAGACAAAATAGAAGAACAAACAAAGAATGTTTCCAATGAAATAGTAAGAAATAACTTATTAAGCCATGTGGCTAATTTAAGAACAGAAGAATTTAAAGCAGAACAAAAAAAACAGTACCAAAAAATGTTTATGCGATACAACGATGCACAAGATCAATTCCGCAGTAGTATCAGTTGGAGAAACCTAATTCCGTCTCTAGAAACTGCTTTGACAAAAGATACAGATTAATATATAATACTATGATGAAGATACCTGAAGATGTTTTGAAAGAAAAAGGCATTGCCTATATCCAAAAATATCCATATCAAGCAATATCTAAATCTTCCAAAAATGGCAAGCGTCATTATCAAACACCAGACGGCCGAGCAGTACCAAGTGTAACCACAGTACTGTCAGCAACTAAAGACATGACACATTTACACGCATGGCGTAAGAGAATTGGTGAGCAGAAAGCTCAACAGATTACAACCGAGTCTGCAAACATTGGAACTGTTATGCATAGAAGTTTAGAAAAGCACGTTAAGGGACAGGACAGAACTCCAGGATCAAATTTAATACAACAAAAAGCCTGGGGCATGGCCAATGTAATAATAGATAATGGATTAAAAGATGTTTCAGAAGTTTGGGGATCAGAGGTATCGTTATATTACCCTGAATTATATGCAGGAACAACGGATTTAGTTGGTGTCTACAAAGGTCAACCGTTTATAGGAGACTTCAAACAATCACGCAGATTAAAGAAAAAAGAATGGGTAGAAGACTATTATCTGCAACTAACAGCCTATGCAGAAGCCCATAATAAAATGTACGACACCAAAATTAAGAATGGACGTATGTTTATATGCACACAAAAGAACGAATTCCAAACATTTGAAATTGAAAACTACGATCAGTGGGTTGGCAAATGGTATGCCAAATTAGAACAATATTACAAGTCTGTCCTTTAATAAATAACATTAAATTTAGGATAATATGGCAGTCGTACAAATATCACGTATACAACATCGAAGAGGTCTGGCAACAGATCTGCCTCAATTAGCGGCTGGAGAATTAGGTTGGTCAGTTGACGATCAAAGATTATACATAGGTAATGGCACAGTAGCAGACGGTGCACCTGCAATAGGAAATACAGAAATTGTAACAACAGGATCAAGTAGCTTTACAACTGCATTAAGTTATGTCTATAAAGGTTACCTAGGATCAAGCACTCCTATTGCCACAGGAGCAAGTGGAGACTTTACTAGAACAGCACAGCAGAAGTTAGATGATTTTGTGTCCGTAAAAGATTTTGGTGCGTTGGGTGATGGCTCAACAGCAGACGTCACAGCAATACAAAGAGCACTAGACGAATTATATTGTGACACAGACAAAGATGACGAACGTGCAAGAAGAGTTTTATATTTTCCTGCAGGAGATTATAGAATTGCCGCAAGTTTAAAAATTCCACCTTTTGCAAATATAAGAGGGGAAGGCGCTGGAAAAACTGTAATTGTTCAATCAGCAAGTGCACCAGTGGCAGTTTTTCAAGATGATGAAAAACAACTTTATGGTTCAATAGGTGGCAGTTCTGCAACTACACCTACTAAAATTAATATTGAAGGAATTACTTTTCAAAACGGATCCAGCTACGGTGGTGTCAGCATTGACAATGCAACAAACGTAAGATTTGAAAGATGTGAATTTAAAGGTGCCTATGTAGCCGGTGGCACAGACAATACTAACTCTAAAGGAGTTACTGTGAGATCAACAACAGCATTGCCTTGTAGAGATATAATTTTTGACGCTTGTATGTTTACAAAATTTGCTAGATTGGCTGACATTTCACAAGATGTTACTAGTGTTAAATTTACTAATTGTGATTTTACCACTGCATTATATGGTGTAATAGTTGGAGACGAACTAGACGGATCAACAAGTGGAAGTACAATTGGTCCTAAAGATGTCAAAGTAACTAATTCGCAATTTACAACAATAGGTTTAAACGGAATAAGAGTGAAAGCACAATCAGGTGCCGCAGATGGCACAATAGGAGAAGTAAGAAATTTTGTTAGTATGGCAAACTTCTTTGCAGAAGATGTTGGGACTAACTTTGACACAGTAGATTCAACTGTAAATATTTCTCCAGCAATACAATTTGATACAGACGAATGTACGAGTATTGCAGACTTTTTTGATGCTACACAAGACAGACATCATGAGATCAATCCTATTCCCGAAGTGCAAGGCATTGGTTATCATACTAGAGCAATTAAACAAGCAACTCTTAACGACAATCAAACGGCCACCAGACTTTTACTTTTGCCCGCACTGGCAGGAAAAAGCATAAAAATCAGTTACAAAATGGAACGTAGTGGAAATTTACGATCCGGAACTTTTTGTATTAGTGCATCAACATCAGGAGTTGCATATCATGACGACTTTATCGAGTCAGACGGAGATGTTGGAGTAACTCTAACAGCTGATATATCTGCTTTAGACTCAACAGCTGGTAACGAAACTGTAGAAGTTAAGTATGCAACCGTTGACGACAGCTCTGCTGTGACAATGAATTTTGTTGTTACCGAAATGGTATAACCAAAAGTTGTATAAAAAAATAAACTACATACATTATCTTTATCTAGACATCGTTTTGTTTTTGTTTTATAATAGCATATATTAAAAACATCAAACGACAACATGATAAAAAATTTATTACATACTGAAAATACCCTTATTGAAAAAAACAAGATAAATACTGGCAATCAAAAAAACAAAATCAATATAATAAAAAATAAAATTATGCCATCTACTAACGCCTCAACTATTCAAGTTAATAAAAGAGATGGTAGAAAAGAAACTTTAGACATTAACAAAATTCATTTCGTAGTTGAAGAAGCCTGTGAAGGTTTATCAGGAGTATCTGCATCGTTAATTGAAATGAACGCCAACATACAATTCTATGACGGCATGACAACTAAAGATATTCAAAACGTTTTAGTAAGATCAGCAAATGATTTAATTAGTTTAGATGCACCCAACTATCAATTTGCCGCGGCAAGACTTCTTTTATATGATGTAAGAAAAGAAGCACACGGACAGTACGAATACACACCATTTTTAAAACTTATTTTAAGAAATATTAGAGTAGGAGTGTATGATAAAGGCATTGTAGAAAAATATAATAAAACAGAACTTAAAAAGTTAAACACATGGATAAGAAGGGACAGAGATCTTAGGTTTACATATGCCGGACTAAGACAAGTTGTTGACAAATATCTTGTACAAGATAGATCTTCAGGAGAATTATATGAAACTCCGCAGGATATGTACATGATGATTTCAGCCACACTATTTGGAGATTATCCAACAAAAACAAGGATGAGCTATGTTAAGAAATATTATGACGCAATATCACAACACAAAATCAATATTCCAACTCCGGTTATGGCCGGTGTTAGGACGCCTATCAGACAGTTTGCAAGTTGCGTACTCGTTGACAGTGACGACACTTTGTCTAGCATTTTTAGTAGCGATATGGCCATTGGTCTTTATGTGGCTCGTAGGGCAGGGATCGGTATCAACGCTGGTAGGATCAGAGGCATCAATTCGAAAATAAGAGGTGGTGAAGTACAACACACAGGTGTCATTCCGTTCCTTAAAAAGTTTGAATCAACTGTGAGATGTTGTACACAGAATGGAGTACGTGGCGGTAATGCAACTGTACACTTTCCAATATGGCACCAAGAGATAGAAGATATTTTAGTTTTAAAAAATAACAAAGGTACAGAAGATAACAGAGTAAGAAGAATGGATTACTCAATACAAATTAGTAAATTATTCTATGAAAGATTTATAAACGACGAAGAAATAACTTTATTCTCGCCACACCAAGCACCAGGTTTATACGATGCATTCGGTATGCCTGAATTTGATGCACTTTACTTAAAATATGAAAAAGACAAAACTGTTCCTAAGAAAACAATTAAAGCACAAAGTTTATTTTTTGACTTGTTAAAAGAAAGAGCAGAAACTGGTCGTATCTATATCATGAACATTGACCATGCTAACACCCACTCGAGTTTCAAAGACAGAATCTCAATGAGTAACTTATGTCAAGAAATTACTCTGCCAACTAAACCAATTACTCACATTGATGACGAAAAAGGTGAAATTGCGCTTTGTATTCTTTCTGCTATAAACGTTGGAACGATTAACAATCCAGATGAACTAGAAAACTTATGCGACTTGAGTGTTAGGGCGTTGGATGAAATTATTGACTACCAGGACTATCCAGTCAAAGCCGCAGAAGTTAGTACCAAAGCAAGAAGAAGTTTAGGTATAGGTTATATTGGATTGGCACACTATCTTGCAAAACAAGGTTTGAAATATTCTGACAAAAATGCTTGGGATTCAGTAGACAGACTTACAGAAGCTTTTCAATTCTACTTACTACAAGCATCAAACGATTTAGCAAAAGAAAAAGGCAAGTGTACTGGCTTTGAAAGAACAAAATACGCAGATGGCTTACTTCCTATTGATCACTACAAAAAAGAAGTAGACGACATTGTGCCACACAAACAAAGATATGCTTGGGAGGCATTAAGGAAAGACATTGCCAAACACGGATTAAGACACAGCACACTTTCAGCACAGATGCCATCAGAATCTAGTTCGGTAGTTTCAAATGCTACCAATGGTATAGAACCACCAAGAGCATTATTATCAATCAAGAAGAGTAAAAAAGGTCCATTGAAACAGATTGTTCCAGGATTTCCAAAACTTAAAAACGATTATACTTTGTTATGGGATATGCCAGACAACACAGGGTACATAAACATTGTGTCTGTGATGCAAAAATACTTTGATCAAGCCATATCGGGCAACTGGAGCTACAATCCTTTACATTACGAGAACAACGAAGTGCCTTTAAGTGCAATGGCTACAGATCTACTAACAACATACAAATATGGTTGGAAAACAAGTTACTATCAAAACACGTATGACTTTAAAGGTGAAGAAGATGAGGTACAACCAGCTGGTATCAATGCCACAGTTACTGATGATGATGGTGAAGATGTAGAACTACCTCAAGATATAAACAACGTAAATGGCACAGGACAAATAAATACCGCCACTGAAGACGATGGTGAGTGTGAGGCCTGCACCATATAATCAATTAAAACTATGCCAAAAACTGTTTTTAACAAATCTGCTGTTGACTTTACAAAGCAACCTATGTTTTTTGGTGAAGATCAAAACACACAAAGGTTTGATGTATACAAATATCCAATTTTTGACAAACTTACACAACAACAGTTAGGTTATTTTTGGAGACCGGAAGAAGTTTCATTACAAAAAGACAGAGCAGATTTTCAAACATTTAGACCAGAACAAAAACATATTTTTACTTCAAACTTAAAATATCAAACACTGTTAGATAGTGTACAAGGTAGAGGTCCAGCATTGGCTTTTTTACCTTACATCAGTTTACCAGAACTAGAAGCCTGTGTTATTACTTGGGATTTCTTTGAAACAATTCATTCGAGAAGTTACACACACATAATAAAAAATGTTTATCCAGATCCGTCAGAAGTGTTTGATAAAATTATGGATGATGAAGAAATACTAAAACGTGCTAGATCAGTTACACAGTACTATGATGATTTTATTGAATATGCTAAACAATGGGACGTTAATGGCAGAGGTTCTACAAAAGTTTTAAAGAAAAAACTTTATCTTGCAATGTCAAATGTTAACCTACTAGAAGGATTAAGATTCTATGTATCTTTCGCTTGTACTTTTGCATTTGGTGAACTAAAACTTATGGAAGGCTCAGCAAAAATACTTTCATTGATTGCTAGAGATGAATCACAACACTTGGCTATTTCAACTGCAATTATAAAAAACTGGCAGGCAGGTGATGACAAAGAAATGAAAACTATTGCAAAAGAATGCGAAGCAGAAGTGATCAAAATGTACAAAAAATGTGTTGATGAAGAAAAAGCATGGACCAAGTACCTGTTTAAAGATGGCTCTATCATTGGGCTAAATGAAAAACTTTTAAGCAATTACGTTGAATGGATCGCCAATAAAAGATTAAGATCAATTGGACTTGATCCCCAATATGATGTTCCAGCCAACCAAAACCCACTGCCATGGACTGAACACTGGTTAAGTTCAAAAGGTATGCAGGTAGCTCCACAAGAGACAGAGGTAGAATCTTATATTGTTGGTGGTATTAAGCAAGACGTAAAACAAGGTCAATTTTCTAAATTTAAATTGTAATTTACAATTATCACGTTAGACCAACTTCATTATAATAGCCGTTAATTTTACTCCATAAATATCAATATGAGTCAACCCATAGCAAGAAAAGGTGATAAAGAAGCAAGCCATTGTTCACCACCTACACGTGATGGTGCATTTAGATCTGTGTTTGCTAATGGTATACCTGTGTCCGGTGATGGACACGCAAACACTGTACATCTATTCCCTTTTAAATGTCCGATCTGTTGCCTACCACACACTGCAACATTGTCGGCAACTACCAGTTCGGTTTTTGCAGAAGGCAGACGAGTGGGTCGAGTAGGAGATCCAACTTGTACAAGTGTTGTGCAAGGTTCACCCAATGTGTTTGTAGGAGGATAACATGACAGTAAATCAAGGGCTAAAAAGTTTTGCTGAAAGTTCTCCAGAATTTACAAATCAAGGAATTAGCAATTTAATTAATGTGGTCAACACTGGCTGGGTTGCAAAAAACAGACTGTTGGCACAAAAAATAGACGTCAGCACTGTAATTACAGATAGTCAAAGAAATGACTTGGCCGACGATCTAGCAACACACGAGTATTTGAATTTAGGAAGGGTGCTAGAAGACTTGTCGTTGCACACTCCAAAAATCTTTACAGGTGTGTTAGGCGAACAAGATCCCAACAGTGACGAAGCAAACAGAGGTTCTTTTGTTAATCATATTCAATCTGTGCAAGGCTTTATAGGCACTGTGCCTTTTTTATATGGATACACGGCTAACTCAATCAACAAAGGTGTAGCAGGACATTTTGGAACAGTCAGCGGCAGTTTAGATTCAGCAATGGAAACTTTAAGAGAATCTGTTGTGAGAATTACTAAAGCAGAACTAACAACTGACACGGCACTTCAAACTGCCTTGACAAATTTAAACAATTTTTTAGACACGCTGGATGGCAGTACAGATGCAAACAATACAAGTTATAATAATCTAAGAGCGGCATACGTGACAGCGGCAAATAATTTTAACACTGCTTTGGCAAACGGAGCATATGATACATTTAGAGAAAATATTATAACTGCTAGAAAAATTGTTGTAGATCAAATAGCTCTTGAAGTAAGTAATCTAGGAGTGATTAGAACCTTTGAAGCTCAGCTGGCTGATATCAGTTCTTACGTGAACATGGCAACAGACTCAGATGTAAGGAACTTAATGATTAGGACCAGTAATAATAAAAAATTTGTAGAATATTTTGAGAACTATGCACATCGTGATGGACTTTTAAATCCATTATTTGAAACTAGCGATAGTTCTATAGAACAGCAAGTCAAAGATATGTTAAGTTTACAAGGATTGCCCGATGTGACTGATCCTTTAGATTTGGATTCGGTAGCAAACAAAGCCTCTAGAGATTCAAGATTAATCACAACAGTAAGTTTTCAAGGCAAAACTACAGAAGAAATAATAAATCTAGCCTGTGATTTCCTAAAAATTACAAAAGGTGGTAAGAACATATATGGTTTAAGTGAAAGTCTTTTAGACAACATGAACAACCACGATATTACAATAATCAAAAATCAAATTACTGCAAATCAAGAAGTAGATACTTTAAATTAAAAAATTTTATAATTGAATTTATTTGAGGTCAACAGTGGCACCCTCGGCTTCTAGTGCTTTTTTCATTTCTTCTGCGTCGGATTTATCTATATCCTCTTTCACTGCTTTAGGTAGACCTTCAACAAAATTTTTGGCTTCCAAAAGTCCAAGTCCTAATATCTCTTTGACTTTTTTAAGCACAGCAATTTTTTTACCATCAGCAAATCCTGTTATCAGTACTGATGCTGTGGTTTTTGCTTCTGCTGGAGCTTCTGCTGTAGCTGGAGCCATGCCTGCAACTGCTGTAACACCCCACTCGTCTTCAAGTTTGTTGGCCAAATCAGCCGCTTCTTGCAGTGTTAGTTTACCCAATTGTTCTACTAATGCATTAATGTCTGCCATTGCTATTTCCTTTTGCGTCGACCCATGTACCATTCTCCTGGTTCATAGTCCCATCTTTTGCCGTGGTGTCCTCTTAAATCAGCATACCACATTCTTATTCTCACGATAAATCTGATATATTTTCTTAGCATATAACTAATTTATCTCGATAGTTTCTTTTTACGCCCTAAAGGCACTTTAACCATTCTTGAAACCTTGTTGCCTTTTCTATTAGTGTACTCAACACTGACTTCGGTAGTACCTTTTGGTAAACTGCTTTGAAGTCCTTTAATAATTTTTTTGAATGACAATCCCTCTTTGGTCTCATCAAATTCTTTTAAATCAGTTACTCTAATAGATAGTTTTCTCTTGCCTTTGGCATCTATTAGTGGTTGAAATGCTTTTTCTACTGCTTGTTGTTCTGGATTCATACCTTATTATATATTGCGAAAGTGTTTTTGTCAACTGTGATTAGAAAGTTCTTTTGTATTGCCATAATTGCATTTCACCATTGTACATATCTTCCATGGCTTTGAACTTGTCCTCACATGCAGACCAATCTATGCTGTGTTGGTAGTAGCATTTTTTGTTGAAATTTTTATAGGTTGGGAAACTGTGCTGACCTGCACAACCGGTGGTTATTAAAATTATTGTTAGCCAACGCATAATAGTAGTTTAAAGTATTTACAAGCAGAGTCAAGTTGTATTTGACAGTAAATTGGTTATAGTTTATAATTAAAACGTAGATGTTGAAGTTGGAAAATAGTTTCGACGGACACCGGTTCGACTCCGGTCACCTCCACCATGACTAGGCAGGTGGCTTATGTAATCCCTTTCGGGGGTGTAATGGTATCGACGTGTTATGAAAGTCCAATGGAGTTTACGCAGTAGACACGAGCATACGTTCAGT